CACAAGGACCACCTGGAGCAAATGGAACAATTATACCACCGGGACTAATCATGATCTCTGCCGGATATTCATTGAGCCCTCCATTTGGTTGGGTAAAGTGCGATGGTTCTGCGTATGACTATGCAACTGATCCTATATTTGAACCATTATATAACACAATTGGTACTACATTCGGAAATGGCAATAATGGGTCATCATCATTTAATGTTCCGGATTTAAGACAAAAAACTGTGGTTGGTGCTACTGGTGTTGCTGGATTTGGTACTGGAGATTCAGGGGGATCTTCAAGCGTAACTGTTTCTGCCAATCAGTTACCTCTTCACCAACACGATAGTTTAAGTCAGGGTAGTGGATACACAGCATCAGACGGTGGTAATGGTAATCGAGCAAATGGCGGCGGAAGAACAGGAACTATAATTTACGATGGTTCCGGAACTGTTGCGGTGGATGGAACTACTCATCAACAACAACCTATTCCAATACTAAATCCTTACTTGGCATTAGATTACATAATTAAACTTTAAGCTTCTTCAAATCAGACAACCAAAGCTGTTTAGGAGTCGTTGATTCCATTTCAGCAATACGTGCCTTTAGTTCTGCAAGTTCCTTCTCATGTTTTGTTGCATTTGTAAGTGTCAATGAAGCAATAGGTAGATTCATCAGGTAATCATACGATTCCTTGATGAGTTCAAATTTATCCTTCTTGAGTAGAATGTCACACTCCTCGCGCGTCTTACGACGAATGTCTGGAACAGGTTTTTCCTGACACTGCTGGCGAATAAAGCGAACTACATTTTCGTGATAGGGTAGTTTGTCGTTCAATGTTTTTAGAATGTGCTCACGACGCTTTCCATAAAGTTCAAGTCGTACAGTTGCAAACTCAGATAGAATTTGATTTGGAGTATCATACTTTTGAATCACGCACTTCGAATTGAATGCATGCATGTTAGTTAGTTTGATCTTGTCGGTCAACTGCTTCTCTACTGCAGATACATCAGCACCAAGCTTGATCTTCACGAGGATATCCATATCGGTAGACGTATCCGTAAAGTCCTTGATAATTCCATCGGCAACCATCTTATCAAGTGTCTCACGGAAGTCAGCAGTCCACGTTCCAACTGGAAGTTCCGTAATTGTCATCGTATCCTTCTCAGTCTTCCAAACACCTTTGACAATATAATCATTCTTTGCATCTTTGACAATTGTACCCTTGAATCCACGATAGTACGGAACAAACTCACGCTCAAGTCCAGTTCCTTTCTCAAGCCACTCAGTAAGAGCAGATTTAAGATCAGCAGGATTGAAGGACGGGATGTTCGTGCTATATCCAGTACCAATGCCACGAGAACCGTTCACAAGTAGCATCGGCAGAACCGGTGCATACCATTCAGGTTCTACAGGCGTTCCGTCATCGTCGCGATAGACAAGACAATCTAGATCATCTGCAGGTACAAGGTTCTGAATGTAGGGCTGTAGATAGGTGTGAATATAACGGGGCGAAGCTGAATCCTTGCCACCCTGAAGACGAGTGCCAAACTGACCTTCGGGAACAAACCATGCAATATTGTTTGAACCAACAAAGTCCTGAGCCATAGCTACAATCGCTTCCGTGAGAGATGCCTCGCCGTGATGATAACCAGAATGCTCAGATACGTATCCTGCAAACTGAGCTACTCGAATTTCAGTCTTCAAGTTTCTCTTGAATGCAGAGTACAGAATCTTACGCTGAGACGTTTTGAGACCATCCATTACGTTTGGAATCGATCGTTCCAAATTGTAGTTCGAGAAGTGAATCAAATCTTTGTGTACAAACTCTTCGTATGGAACACGCTGTCCAGGATTCGCATTGATAATTTCACTACGCGAATATGTCTTGAGCCAATCTTTGCGATCATCAGCAAGTGATTTGTTGAAAGCTAGTTCAATTGACTTATCACTGGATTCGTCAGTATATGAATAGGGTACAATGTTCATAGTCTTGAAATAGTCTTTTGCTTCATCGCGAGTTGAAGTACCAAGTCCCTTGTAGTACTTGACCTTCCAACCCTTAGACGCATCAGTCTTTCGCCACTCTTCGTAATCATACTGAGTGTAGAATGACTTTACATTAGATCCCTTTGTTGCCTTTACAATTGGAGTTGCCATATAGGTAATGAAGTTCGGTACCTGAATGAGTTCGTGCCAAAGTTCGTGAAACAAATTGATAAGAAGTCCACGAATATGAGACCCATCATAATCCTGATCTGTCATGATAAGAATCTTACCGTAACGAAGTGACTTGATGTCATTATATTTCTTTCCAGACTCTAGACCCAGAATCTTCTTCAGGTTGGCAACTTCTTCTGTTTGTTCTACCTTTCGAACAGATGAATCTTTTACGTTCAGTAGTTTACCTCGCAGAGGAAAGATGCCATACGTCTTTCTCTGTTCCTGTGAGAGACCGGAAAGAGCCATAGCTTTCGCTGAATCTCCCTCTGTAAGAATCAATGTACATTCATGGCTCTTTGTAGTTCCAGCTTGCACTGCATCATCAAGTTTAGGAACGCTGATTTTGCTATGTTTCTTACCGTCAGTCTTTGAGTTTTCTTTGGTGTCTTTTACGTTCTGTTGTTCAAGTACCTTCTCAACCACGTTTAGCTTTGAGATAACCTTCTTGAGAAAGTCATCGCTTAGCTTACACGAGACTTTAGAAGTAAGCACTTCCTTGGTCTGACTGCTAAACGAAGGATTCTCTACAAAGCAGTGAATGAATACTGCAAGGGAATCGCGAACGAGCGCCGGTTTAACTTTGATTTTCTTCTTAGCCTCCAAATAATTCACAATATGAGAAACAACCTGGTTCGTAATTTCATCCACGTGCTTACCCGACCTCGTCCAAATGCCGTTCACAAAAGACACATTGAACGCCCGATCAAATGTACTATCAGCGACTGCAATCTGCCAGCCCACTTGGGGAACGTCTGTGACGATGGCTGTATCTTTCGCCAGATACCAGGAAGCGTAAGATGTAAGGTCTCGAAACTTAACTGGTGTGCCGCACCATGTAACGCGAACGTCCTTTCCGACTGTCATTGCAAGGTCAAACACGCGTCGCTGAATGACCTTGAGTAGTCCTTCGGGGATAGAAGCATCCTTCCATCCAAAACGAGCAAAGTCAGGAGTCCATTCAATTTGAACATACGGCTTTACCTTTGCTGATTTTACGGTTGGCTCTCCAATCTTAGACATGTTGTTTTCAAACGTTTGTACATACTTGAGTTCGCGAACACCATCTACAACTGTGATCTTGAGCTCCTTAGCAAAGATGTTGACAAGTTTGACTCCATAGCCATTCTTGCCACCAACTAGCTTCTTTTCCTCCTTGTCGTAGTTTGTAGATGTAAGTAGTTCTCCAAAGATCATCTGCGGAATATAAACACCATACTCAGGGTGCTTTTCTACGTCAATTGATTCACCATCATTCTTGATTGTAATCACGTTATCAGCTACTGAAATGTCAATTGCCTTCACGGGATTACTCGAGCCTTTCTGACGAAGACGTACGACGTGATCATGTGCATTCACAAGCAGTTCATCGAACAGCTTGTAAAATCCAGGATTGAAGTTTGCAATTGTCTCGGAGACAAAGCTCTCGTCTTTTACTACGAATAGTTCATCGTTTGAATTCTCAATACTGCCAATATACGTATCGGGAAGCGAGAGAATGTGCTCGCGGTGCGTGTGCTTGCGGTACTGCTTTGAAAGGTCGGCCATTCTGTGTGCTTTCCATTGATATTGGAACCATGTAAATTCGTTTTAAATATATAAATGTCTGGAACACTTGAACCTGTTCCGAAAGGACTGATGACACCTAAAGAACAGATTAGAGGGTATAAGAAACCAGCATCAACAGAGTATTCTGCTGCATCGGTAGTTAGAGACCTATCGCCCGTTAAAAATGTAAAGGAGGCTGCAGAAATACAGTCTATGCAGGAAAAATTTGATAAAGGTTTACTCGTTGCATCTCGTGGTGGTAAGTCACGTCGTCGTAAGTCCAAGAAGTCAAAGAAGACTAAACGTCGCAGCCGTAAGTAAAAATATACTTAACTATATAAATGGACGTAGTTATAGTGTGTGTGATCATCGGCGTGGTACTAAGCGCAGTTCTTTCCGCTGTATTTGGCGTATATAGCAAGGCTACAGCTACTCCGTATATCCGAACTCTATTCGGCATGTCATCAATTGATCTAATTTCAGGAGTAACACTGGCAGTAATTATTGCAGCATTCTTCCTTCTAGCTGTTGTGTCTGGTCTCATTCGTGATCTAACGTATCCGATGAAGAGTCCTGTAAAGTTCACGGTTGAGGTGCTACTAATGGGGTTCTTACCTGCCCTTGTATTCCTACTCATGGCTGTTTTCCGAGGCTATCCGATAGATACTCACGTTCTTGAAGAATTTGCCCTTCTGTTAACCAAGTTTAGTGTCTTACACGTTCTATTACAGTTTAGTGGATTCTATAGCTTCGTATTCCCTCCTAAATAAGCTATAGTAAATGCTTTGTTGTAAGTAAAAATGCAGTGTCAGAATCATCCCATAATTCATGATCTTTGAGACGTTGAACCTTTTCATTGGTCTTTGTTAAGTAATTACAATGAACCATTTTTGCCTTAGAAGTCTTACCTTGATTAAAGTATATTTCACCATTGGGATATTCTTCAGTCGATAGCTTAACTACTGTAACCCCAGGTATTTGCGGGTATACACGATTGAACGCGTGTTGATCGTTTGCACTTTTATTCGTAGACGCAGACAACCATTGAATCGATTTTTGTATAACGGAGTTTGCAAAATAACCACTTCTCGCAAGAAAGAATCCGGTACATGCACCCCATAAATCATCTTGCATCACGAATGTGCCATGTTTTGACGAAATGTTATGTAGACAATTCTCGAAAAATACAATGTCATTATCAACCCAGAGTATTTCACGATCAAGGCCCATATTCATTTTAATCACTTCAAGTTTCTTTAACGTTATTGAATTAAACTGTAAACTTCCATATGTAGCGGCTTCTTTTTGACTATCTAGTATATAACAATGAAATAGATTCATAGGAATACCAACTTTCATAGCAGAATTAAGCATATTTTTCATCATTGGCAATTGTGCATCGTTTGTCATACAGACAATACGCATTTGTTTACAGAATACACGATTTAATAAACTAAATGGTTGGTCGCAAGACAAAGGTTGTAAAGTCAGATGTAGCTGTTGATGAAGCTCCTGTTATTTTTCGATTAAAAGTTAATGAAGATACACTTGAACAGGTTATTCCAATTGGTGAGGTAGTTTCATATTCAGACATTCTAACATCGGTTGAAACATCCAAAGTATCGGAGCGATTTAACACGGATGTTCTAAAGAAAATTCTCGAAAATGTTGTAACTGAATCATATTCTGAACATACAGTATGTTTTTGGTGTTGCAATTCATTTGGTTGGGTATCTACAGTTCTTCCAATTTCATATGATATTTACAAAAATAAATATGCATGTGAAGGGCATTTTTGTTCACCAGAATGCGCACTAGCCCATTTGTATGCTGATGCAACTGTTCCTGATTCGGTTCGATGGAACCGTCATGCACTTCTTTATAACCTATATCGTGAGCTATACACCGAACGTGATTTATCGCCCGCTCCAGCTAGAACTATCTTGAGAATGTTTGGTGGGCCATTGGATATTCAACAGTTTCGTGAATATACAAGTGGTAGCAATGATATTGTAATGTGTGAACTTCCTCCGATCCGAATGCTCTTCCCATCGATGAATGTTCAGGGACCTCTGCGTGATATTAAACGTTATGTATCGCTATCTACAGATGCAGTAGAGAAAGCGTCAGAGCATCTGCGTCTTAAACGTTCAAAGACTGTTAATACTAGTATCCCTACGTTGGATATGTGTATTACTAAGACGTAGGTTCTTCATTTTTTTCAGGGATCATTACGAGAGCAACGTGTTCAGGTTGAACATCTTGTTTGATAGAAATAAGTTTGGAGCTACTTTTCATACGACTAACTACGCCCGAACTTGCAAGAGCTGCTAGATCATTTTTAATAAGCTGACTCGTGTCGAGCTTAGGAGGAGATGAACGCCGACGACTTACTTCCTTTTCAACTTCTTCACGAACTTTAGGTTCAATTAGCTTTTTAATTGCTTCCACACGTTTCACCTCTGTAGTCTTCTTTACCATAGCTTCTGCTTTGGCAGTAAGTTCTACTAGATTGTCTTCTGTGCTATCATAAATTTTTGTTGTTTCGAGATTATTACAAACTTCGGGCTTTGATATCTTTACATTCTTGAATGTATTTTCAAATGCCGCAATCACACTTTCAGGGATTGTAGGAGATGACTCAATAAGACGATCTAATTCAGAACGACATACGAGTAAGAAATCCATACAGTTTTCTCTCTGAACACGAGGAAGTGCTAGTTCTACGGAAATCTTACGTTGTAGTTTCCCCCACGAGATACCAACTGAACGATGGGCTTCCATACCTTGGGCATATTGAAGGAAGTTCGCAACTGTTGTTACCATACCTGCAATAAGGGAGACACCACCTACGCCAAGTTGAGCGATTGGTTGTAGATTAGGAGGAAATATAGACGACATACCAAAATTAGCTGTTCCAGTTAGAGTCGAAAGAATAATAACTGGAATTGTAAGAGCCATATTGTAACCTCTATATTTCTTCTCAGTACGATCGTGTAGCCAGCGATAGCATGCAGCCTTGTCAGACCATTCTGCTAACAACTCTTCTTCACTATCACCCCATCCACCACCAGGAAGAGGTACAGTTGGTTTTTTTAAATCGGTTGCAGGAAGAGGGTGTGCCATTATTTAGATACAGGAATCATTAAAATACAAACAGAATGGAGTTTTTTGCGAAAAAACCAGAACTAGTTGTAGAAATCGTACAAGCGAAAAAAGCAATAATTACATGTGATCATGTTCTTCAAAAAAATACTACACCGAATTCTTTGAGAATGGATGCGATCATTCATCACGTGACAACAATTCCTGCAATTAAAAATCTTCTTTGCGTTTCGCAACATGATTATCTTCCACACGTATTCGAAGCTGTTCAAGTTGAGACCGATGTTTACTTTCAGCTTACGGAATTGAAACACAAAGATGGCCAGTTAGAAACAATCAAATTTGAACTTTTTTCATATGATCACGAGGTTCAATTTTTACAGGCATTTATTGATCGCTGCAATACCGATTTTGCTAGAAAAATGGCAAATAAACTTGGAACATCTCTTTATTACTTTGATATGATAACGCAGAACAAATCGAAGAAGACGATGCAGAATACTCTACCGAATACCCATCTACTGTATACTAAACATCAATTCCATACAACTCGTTCATTTGATAATGTATTCTTTGAACAACGTGATAAAGTTCGCAATCATGTTCAATTTTTTCTGACTCGCAAGGATTGGTATGAGAAGAAAGGTATCCCGTACACACTTGGATTTATGTTTCACGGAGATCCGGGTTGTGGAAAAACGTCTACAATTAAGGCGATTGCAAATACAGCTCATCGTCATATTTTGAACATTCATCTATCCGAAATGAAATCAAAGTCACAGCTTCGTCATCTTTTCTTTAATGACGAAATTCATGTCTATAATGGAACAGTGACAGAACGATTTATCATTCCAGTTCACGAGCGACTCTATGTAATTGAAGATATTGATGCAATGGGTGATGCTGTTCTTAAACGTGAATGGAAGAAACCTGTTCCTGTTGAGAAACCTAAAGAGAAAGTTGGCGATGCGTGGATGGACAACAAGGAACATGATGATGAAATCAAAGATCCGATTGATCTTTCATTTCTACTCAATTTGCTCGATGGAACATTGGAAGCATCAGGTCGTATTCTTGCTATTTCATCTAACTTCCCTGAAAGAATCGATCGTGCACTGATTCGTCCGGGTCGAATTGATATGATTGTCCATTTCAAGAAGTGTAACCGCCAAATTCTTCGTGAAATGGTAACCAGTTTTTACGATAAGGATCATGACGACTGGACTACCGAAGATCTTGATTATAAATGGAGTCCTGCCGAAGTAAATCAAATTCTATTCCGAAACTTTGCAAATCATGATGAAGCTATTGAAGAACTAAAGACTCTAAAATCTGAAGATTTATATGGATTTACATCTGAGTAATAGCAGTTGCAAGTTTATAAATATTTTGAATATACCCCCAAACTCCTTCTTTAGACTTAGGTGACATGGATTCAATATACTTCTTTAGTTTACCAAAAACATTCATATCGCCAACTTCATTCTCATATTCTGCAAATGAATACTGCATGAAGAAACCTTCATCCTTATTCATGATCTTTTCGGAGAACGGATTTGTAGCATCATAAATATTTTTAACAACCATAGAAGGATTTGTCATTTTTGCAAGTTTAACGGTATTCATGAAGAGTGGAAAATCGGGATCATCTGGATACATTGAGATAAGCTCGTTTGTAAAAACTCGGAGCTGTTCAAAAAGTGCCGTCATTAGAACGGTCTTAGTTGCCATGTATTATATTACTTGCGCGTGACTCCTGAAAATTCACTTTTACGCTGGTCCTCCATCATTTTCATACGGGCCTTTACGTCTTCATTTGATCCAGCTTTCTCCTTTGAAATTGTATTCTGTGATGTAGGTTCAGGAGGACCGGCTGCCGAACCACCGCCCAAGAAGGTATACAAACTTCCACCTTCACCTGAAAAACTTGAAGGAGCATCCCAAGATGAGTATGCCTCGGTTAGACGACCTGATCCTTCAAACCCCCATGCATTAAGATCACCAACCGTTGTCTGAGCTGATGCAGGACTTGTATCATTCTTTGCAGGAAGTTCTTTGCGAGCATTCGTGGGCTTGGCGATATATCCATAAATATCCTTTCCCACAACAACATCTTTGGTCTCCGGATTATAGAGTGTAGGCACCGCCTTTAGGAAAGCAGGAATTTGATTTCGCTGCATGGTATCGACAAGAACAAACTTATAAAGACTAACCTTATTAAGGGCCTTTAGCGTCTCAATTACCTGCTTTGAGTTCGGACACTTATCGCTGTAGAATAAGTATGGTTGGGACATGTCGTTATGACTTTTCAGGAAAAAAACGGATCAAACAATAACGAAATGTCAGAAGATCAAATGGCGTCGATCGAAAATCTTAAAACTGGCAACCGTGGGTTTGAGCTTTCTTGCGATTTTGTGAATTTTCCAATCTCATTTGTGAATGGACTTCGCCGCATTCTACTTGCAAACATTCCAACTGTAGCGATCCAAAATGTTGAAATTGTTACTAATACTACTCAGCTACCCCACGAAATGCTCAAGCATCGTGTAGAGATGCTGCCTATTAATGTTCTACCGTCAGATGCTGCTACGATCAAGGATGCAAAGATTGAACTACGTATTCTACCATCGCAGGACGAGAAGACACGAACAATTACGACCGATGACTTTGTAGTACAGTCTGGTCGTGAGGGAATTCTTATGAAAGACAGAGACATCAATGAACCAATGCTATTTCTTCGTGTTCGCAAGGGAGAAGAAGTACATCTAAAAGCTACGCTAGGAGTTCTAACCGAGACAAAGCATGTAGGACAACTTTGTAATGTAAGTACGTGGTGGAAAGTGGACCCCGAAAAGGCCAAAGCTGCTCGTAAAGCATACGAAGATGCCGGTAATGATGTTCGTGAATTTGATAACTTTCTTGTTCAAAAGTACTTCTATACAAACGAGAAAGATGAACCGTATCAGATCTGTCTTGCTATTGAAAGTATTGGAGTTATGAGTGCTAAGGATGCTCTTCGTATTGCTGTAGAGGTTTTGCGTAAGAAGGTAAATGATTATGCAAAAGAAGCACTTGAGAATATCCGTCGTGAACAAGATAAGACATTTAGTATCCTAACTAAAACTGGAGGCCACACAATTGGTGGTCTCTTTCAGCAAGTTATCTATAGTGACAAGAATACATCATATGTATCCTATGATATTGTACATCCTCTAAAGCCAGATCTAAAGATCCAGTTCTGTACCGACAAGTCACCGGAATCAGTTCTAAAACTGGCAAAGGATACGATTGAGGAATATTGTAGTCTTCTAGAAAAGGTTCTATAGAATAATAATGGCGGAGGTTATAACGTTTGATCCTCAAAGTGAATTTGAACTGCTGGATGAACCATTTGAATTCGAGGAAGAAGTTCAACGATCAGAATCTGAACGTTTTTTTACACTGGCTGATCAGTTGAATGATTATTTTCAGAAAATGCTTCCGAAAGATAAGAGTGTTACTAAATTTGAAATTAAACAGCTTGCAAAGGAGGTGAGTCGTATGGAAGAGGCATATATGAATACTGTTACCGTTACCGATGCAGAATATAAGATCGATCGCACACGTACATCATTGAATGTTCCATGGATAAAAAGCATATATGAAAAATTTGAGTATGCTTCGTATTCTTATGCGAAAGATTGGGTACCACTTCTTGCAAAAGAATCGCTGTATGTTCCCCAATACTACAATCGTATGATCACAGCATTACCTAGTCCGTATACAACTACAGGTACCGAGGGTGTTCTTCTACAAGAAGACACAACACTCGTAGATGAACACGGTGAGCATGGTATTCGTGGACTTGGAAATTATAAGCGATCAAAAACAGTTATACACGAAGATGGTACCCTTGACATAGTATTGGCGCCAATAGGAAATACAAGTGATAATCTTCGCATTAAGGGATACTTTTTAGAAAAGCGTGAACTTGAAGTCCCGAATCCTCTCGCCGATCATCCTTTTCTTGCTTCAAATGAATCAACCAAAGTAATTACAAACGAACCTCTTTTAGATATTTTTCCTACAATTCAGACCGTATTAACGCATGGTGTTCCAACAACAACTGATCCATATGGCGAAGGTTCACGATATTTAAAGATTTATGATGTAAAGCTTTCAGAAGTTCCTTGGGAATCGTGGAAACATAATTTCCCGACAGTTCATCCAATTACAGCAACACCTCCTACACTTTCTGTAAAGTTTCCAGAACAGGACACTGACACACAACCTTCTAAATCTCTGCAAGATTCCTACACAGTTTTATGGGGAGATGGTCTAGCGCCTCGCTTTTGGCTTATGAATCAAGAAGATGGTGGGCTTTTTGTTCCTAAAATGTTACTGTCCAAAGCAAACGAGCATGGCAATGTTGCTGTTCTCCCTATAGAAGCTCAGCCTCCGACTCAGTATCCTTTTTCGACTCCAGATGAATGTTACACATTTGATACATTTGAATCATTGGTAGAAGCAGGTGTATACCGTTCACCGGAATGGGCAAAGTTAAATAAGGCAATTGAAGATCGCGAAAAAGGTAAACAAGCGGATGATCCTAAAGGAACATGTGTATCTGTTGGACTTATCCATGAAGAACAGAAGAAGCTTATTTCACACGCACGAACACCGTGGAATGAAGAAATGGGACATAAGATTATAGAAGATCATATAAAGTTACTCAAAAAGTTTCAGAAGCCTGTTGTCAAAAATATACAGCATGAAAAGTTTGAACGATTTGAAAAGAAGAATACATCTGAAACACGAAAGCACGTTCTTTCTATATTGTCAGATACACAGCGTACTGAGTTAGATAAAGCACTTGACATAGAAAAGTTAACAATTACATTAATATTGAAAGACAGAGTATATACCGATAAAGAAGCCTTATTTGTTGTTTGTGAGCATACAGTTGCTATTCTGAAAGGCGAGTTGGAAGAAGTTCGTCTTGGGTTTTATGACGAATGGACAACCGTAATTGATGGAACAAGAAGTTGTAAGTATTGTGGAGAAGAGGTTAACAAAGATGTAGTTATAGCACAAGATGAATTTGACAGCAATGGTGCTGTACAGATTAACTACGATACACTAATCACTGACGAATTCAAAGGAGATACACAGTTCGTATCATTTGCAGGATCTCTTCGTGACATTCAAAAAATGTTTATGGCTGGTCGCACAAGTGAAGATATATTGTATCTATTATTATCTTTGCTTCAAGTGTTGCCTGAGGCTAAGCAGCTATTGCCGATCCTTCAAACAGTTCGCGAAATTGCCGAAAGTGTTCGCAGGGCCCCCAAGATACCGCAAGCAGGTAAAGATCGTGTAGAAGGTATTCTTGGTATAATTGGGTGTGTATTCTTGCTACAGACACACAATCCTTTTCTATATCCGCGTCGTGCAGTTTCTAAGCTGACCGGATATCCTCGTGACACCGATGATCCTAAAAAGGCAGATATTATGTTCTCGCTTATGACTGTTCTAAAGGCTCCATATGAATCAAATCCCAATTTGTTCAAGGGTCCTACAACTGAAATCTTTAAAGAGATTATAAATAACCCTCGCAAAGTAAAGGATGAAGCAGTACGATTGATGGCCCCGTTTATCGCCAAATTTAAAACACAGCTAGAAGAAGCTAAACTGCGATACGAAGAAACGGTTCCTACTGAGATCACTACAAAACAACTTATTGAAATGCCACTAATCCCTGTTGCGAAAACAGAATACACATCGAGTGAAGTCAAATCAAAAGAAGAGTTGCCTGCAATTTGTACAACTCCAGCTCCCCATGTTTTCTTTCAGGGAAATAAGACTGTATCGGTTTCACAGGATCTACTTAAGTTGTGGGATAAAATGCAAGTATCTGCTGCAGCAAGTGATGTAGTTGGTGTCGCAATAGTTCCTGAATCTTTCAAATTTACTGAAGCTGAAATTCGTAAGATGAAAACGGGGGGTATTCCGAAAGTATTTGCAAAAATAGATAAACTAGTTAAATTCTTAGAATCAAAAGAAGATGCTATTGCGTTTTTGACTCTATTCAATCGTCTACTTGATATTCTGTCAACTCACAAGTATGACCTGAAAGAACTAACTGAGTGGCGAACAAAGGCAGTTTATCTGAGTTCAGATAAATCATTGACAAAGGATATTGCTATTGGATTAATTTATGAGCTACTTGAAAAAGTTGGAAAAACGGCAGCTCTTGTAAAGGTTATATCAGAAGCTGTTAAAAAAGATGTTGTATTACAGATGATATTCTTAACAACCGAAGAAGCTGTTCGTGAGAATGAGGCACTTCGTACAGCCGAACGTGAATCTCTCAAGAAGAAGCTCCGCACAATGAACGACACGTCTCGTGAAATTACGAAGATGTTGTTGGACATTGGTATTGCCGATTTTCTGATCACAAATGCTGATCGCGAGTTCTTTGCTCGTCAATACGCGAATACAAAAACAGAACTTGAAGAAGCAAAAGAAGTAGACGGAGATATGCCTGAAGAGGGATACAATGACACGCGTGATTATATAGAGAATGGTGATGTTCCTCATGGAGAAAACGGTGTTGAACTACAGGTAGACTACGGTGACTATGGTGACCGTGCTGTTCGTGATTATGATGATTACGCAAATACAGGTGGTGTCATGGATGATGGCGAAGGATTTGGTAATTAAGTAAAAAATAGTTAATAGTTTCTTTTTTAGCAAGTATACCCATCAAGGACAAACTTCGCACGCTGCTCGGCCTTTGCCGCCATCTTCTCAAGCATTGCTAGCTCGGCTTCCATCTCGTTGAGAATGGCGAGAACTTCGTGCTGGATTGGGAGAGAAGGTGTATAAATCATAAAGTGTGTAAACTCTTTCTGTGTTAATCCCTTTTGACAACTGCCAGTTGCCAAGCTAAAGATTTCATCTGCTCTGAAATAAAGTTGCCAATGAAGAAACCGTTCAAGAACATCATTAGACTTTAACTTTAAAGTCCAACCATGATGATTTAGAAAGAATTTTCTATTTACCATTTGAACACATGATGCAGACATTCCATCCTTATTGATAACACAAGTAGGTTCACGATTAAAACGATCAATATGATATGAAGCTGAACCGCCACCGTATACAGGGTATTCACCAGGTTTTTCTGAAGTCTTTGTGATGTAATCACCGCATTCAATATCTACAAAATCTCCCAACTTATTCTGTTCATACCCACGTGTCCTAATTGAACGCACGACGGCTGCCATCTGAGATTTCACAGAAGCGGCTGTTGCCTTTGCTGTGGCGGCGTTGTTGTAGATAAGGTCAAGAGCAGTGACAATTTCT